GATAAGATTTTTGACGCTTTGAAGGCAGACCTGTCTTTTTATAATGGGATGGTGAAGGAACAGCTGAGTCTTCTGGCTGAGCCCCTGACGGAACAGAGCCGTGTGTATGGTGGTTCCACGCTTCACCAGATGACCCAGGTGGATGAGTTTGGTGTAGCACCTTCCCAGAAGGCTCATGTTACCTCGGATGTCTCCTTCCCCCTGCGGCTGTTCTCCAGCTCGATTGGTTGGACTCAGAAGTACCTGGATATCGCCTCCCCCAACGAGCTGATGAGTGAATACCTGGCGGTTCGGTCTGGTCACTCGTATGAAATCACCCGACAGATCAAGAAGGCTATTTACAACAGCTCGAACTACACCTTTGTTGACAAACTCACCAATGGTGTGTCCCTGACTGTTCGGCGGTTCGTTAATGCGGATTCCCAGCCTATTCCTGACTACAACGGAAACAGCTTCACTGCCAGTAGCCACACTCACTATATCGCCAAGGCTGCTTCTTCTCTGGCAAATACGGATATTGACGGGCTGGTCACCAAGGTCACTGAGCATGGTCACACCCGTGGCTTGATGCTGGTTATCGCCCTGGCAAATAAAGCCACTGTTACAGCTCTGACGGGCTTTACCCCGCTTGGAAGTGCTGTGATGGTGTACAACGCCACAGACACCACCAAGACTGTTCTGGACAACACAGATTTGAACAACCAGCACATTGGGTACTGGGGTGATATTCCTGTGTGGGTGAAGCCCTACGCAGTGAGTAACTACGTCCTGTGTGTTTCGGTTGATGGTGAGAAGCCCCTGGGATTCCGTGAACGGAAACAGGATTCCCTCAAGGGTCTGCGCCTGGTTTCGGATGTTCCTGGGTACCCCCTGGTCTCCAAGTCTTTTGAGGCTGAGTTCGGTATTGGAGTTAACTGCCGAACTGCAGGGGCTGTGCTCTATATCGGTGGAACTTCCTGGGCGGATGCCACAATTAGCTAGTGTTGAGCATGGGCTGTGGGGCTGAGGGGGAAATCTCAGAGGCTCCACAGCCTCTCATTACTTTTCTGGAGGGCTCATGGCTCTGGTTGATTACATTGAGGACTATTTAGGCACAACCCTAGCCACTCAGCTTGGATGGACTAAAGCGGGTGGTAGTTTTGATTTTGTCGTGAGTGAGGCTGTGCGGTTGTATGGGGTTGGCTCGGAGGTTGAAGCTACAGACCTGGATAAGCTCTATGCCCTGAGTAAGGTTGTTCTGTGGGAAACCGTCCTGAGGGAGATTTCCTTTGACTATGATTACTCAGCCAATGGAGCCAGTTTCAAACGATCCCAGGTGTATGCCCAGGTGAAGGACAACCTGGAAGATGCCAGGGCTGAAGCTCAGATCTACCTGGGAGGGTACACAATCGAACAGGGAACCCTGGAGGGTGACGCCCGTGACCCTTATTCCAGTTATCCTTATGAAGACAGGGTTTTATAGATGAGACCCCTTAGCTCTGGTGAGATTAACAGGATCATCAGCCACACCCAAAGCGGGAGTTTTTCTGACACCTGCACAATTGATGTCAAGTCAGTTACCAGAGACTCGTATGGTGCGGAAACTGCCACATACACGGCGGGTTCTCAAATCTCATGCGGGTTTGAGCTCCTGGGGGGAAGTGAGGCTCCTGTTCAAGAACTGGTTGTTACCCAGACCAGGGGGGTGTTTCGACTCCCCATCACCTCTGCCATTTCCATTGAAGACCGAATCACCCTGAAGAAACGTTACAACCAGTCTGTGAATTATGTCTTTGAGGTCGTGAGTGAACCCGTCAAGAACCTGGACTGTATCAGGGCTGAGTGTGTGTTGGTGGGGTACTGATGGAAGTCAAAATTCAAGGTCTCGACAAACTCAACGAACAACTGGAGGCTCTGGGAAAGATCAACCACAAAGAGGCTCTTCTGGCAGGGGCAATTAAGCTACAGTCATTGGCACAACCCAACGCTCCTGTAGATACTGGGTTTCTTCGAGCCTCTCACGATTCCAGGGAGACTGATGAAGGGGCTGAACTGGTAGTCAGTGCCGAATATGCGATTTATGTCCATGAGGGAACCCGTTACATGGAAGGCAGAGCCTGGATCTCAGAAGCCATTGATGCACATTCCTCTGAGATTGTTGAGACTGTAGCCAGGGTGGAGCAGGAACTGATTAATGGGGAGGTAGGCTGATGTCGGTTGAAACTGTGCTTGTTTCCACGGTGGAAGGTTCCACCATCTACAAATGTTACCCCCTGGAAAAGCCCCAGAATGTGACCACCCCCGTGGTGGTCTACAAACGACTTTCCACGGTCAAGGAGAGGGTTCATACTGCTGTATCCACATTGAACAGGGTGAGGATGAGTCTGACGGTTTATGGAACCAGCCTGGCGGCTATAAGGACGGCTGTGGATTCCATCAATACTCTGCTTGACCATAACACAACTGCCTTTACATTTGCCTATCTGGTTGACCAAAAAGACTTCAAAGATCCTGGTTCTGGTCTCTTTTACACATACCTTGAGTACATCATTTATGCTCATTTGACTTAGGAGTAAACATGACAACTGCTGCAAATTCCAATTACGGAACCCTACTAAAGATCGGGGATGGTGGAGCCCCTGAGACCTTCGCTGTGGTGGGTGAGATTGTAAACATTGACCCGCCCGAGCTGGTCAACGAGGCTGTTGAAGCCACGAACCACAGCTCTGGAGGTTGGCGGGAGTTTGTGAGTTCTGGTCTCAAGGAACTCACGGAGTTCACTGCCACGATCAACTTTGTTGATGCAAAGGTTTCCGCCCTGTATAACCTTCTAGTGGCGGGAACTGTGAAGAATTACATGATTGAGTTTCCTGATGACGGCTCTACCACCTGGACTTTTGCAGCCCTGGTGGTGAGTGTGAAGCCTCTCGGGGCTGATGCTCAATCCCCAGAAACCCTCCAGGTTGAGGTCAAGTTTCGCCCAACTGGAGCCAATGTCTTAGCGTAACAGGAGAAAATCAAATGACCCTTGCCCGATCAAATTACGGAACCCGCTTGAAGGTTGGCAGTCCCTACACTGCGGATGTGGGAGAAGTTTTGAGCATTGACATGCCTGAAATCATTGGGGATGCTGTAGAAGCAACGAGTCACTCTTCCAGTGGTTGGCGTGAGTTTGTTCCAGGTGCCCTGGCTGAAGTGAGTGAGTTCACTGCCACAATCAACTTCACTGACACTTATGTAGCTGCGCTTTATGCCGACTTTGCTGCAGGTACCAAGAAGAGTTATCAGATTCAGTTTCCTGATGACGGGGCAACAAAGTGGACGTTTGACGCCTATATCACTGGTTTGAAGCCTCTCGGGGCTGATGCTGGGAGTCCTGAGACTCTCCAGATGGAAGTCAAGTTTCAACCCACTGGGGCAAACGCTGTAACCTAAGGAGAACCCATGGCACTTTCAAAACAACAGATTCTGGCTGCAGTTGATCTCCCAATTGAAGAGGTTGAAGTTCCTGAATGGGGTGGATATGTGTATGTGCGGGGCTTGAACGGGGAAGAGCGGGATGCTTTTGAGTTATCCATCATTGACCAGAAGAATAAGGGGAAGGTCAACCTGGAGAATATCCGAGCCAAGCTCTGTGCTCTGACTCTTTGCGATGACAAGGGAGAACGGCTCTTCACTGATAAAGAGGTCTTTGCTCTTTCCAAGAAATCAGGTTCAGTCCTTGGCAGGTTGTTCCTTGTGGCTCAGAGATTGAGTGGACTCAGTGAGAACGATGTCCAGGAAATGACAGAGAATTTTTTATCCGTCCAGAAAGGCGATTCTACTTCAGACTAGCCCTGAAGATGGGGGTCTCGGTTGAGTACCTTTTGAAGAATATCTCCTCCAGGGAACTCACGGAGTGGGAGGCTTATTACAAGCTTGAGCCATGGGGAGAAGATCGTGAAGATTTGAGGATGGGGATTATCTCCTCCACAATTGCCAATGTTAACAGGGGCAAGGGGGGGAGGACTTACAAACCTAGCGACTTCATTCCCAAATTTGATAGACCTCGCCAAACCTGGCAGGAGCAGCTAAAGGTAGTGGAGATGCTAAATGTTGCCCTGAAAGGGGAAGACAGGAGAAACCATATTGAATCTTGAAACTCTCATAGTCCCCATTCTGGCAGATGTGGCTGGTTTTGAGCAGAGCCTAGACCAGGCTCAGTCTTCAGCCAGTTCAAAGATGGGTGGGATCGGCTCCACGCTCAGCAAGTTCAGTAAAGGTGCTCGGACATTCCTTGTAGCTGGGGCTGGTGCTATTGCTACGGCTGTTGGTGCCAGTACAAATTCTGCTATTGAGTGGGGCAACACACTCGATGGAATCACAGATGTTCTGGGCTCGACCTCTGCTGAAAGTGCTGGTTTGGCATTGATGGCTGAGAGGGTTGGGGGATCCACAGATCAACTTACTGGTGCCATGTCTATTATGACCAGGGGGTTATTTGATGCTGAGGGTGGTCTCGGCACTACGGGACAAGCACTTGAGAACCTGGGAATCAGTGTCTATGATGCCGAGGGGAATGTAAAATCAGCCACGCAACTATTCAGTGAAATTGCCACAACGGTTGGAAATATGCCAGATGGTTTGGAAAAAACCTCTGTAATGATGGACATTTTTGGACGGTCTGGCTCTGAGATGGGGGATCTGCTTGGGGCTGCTGCTGATGGTGGGTTGGATGCCTTTATAGCCCAGGCTGGTGAACTCGGTCTGGCTATGTCCCCTGAACAAGTTGAAGGGGTTGTGGAGTTTGGAAAGAAGACCGAGGAGATGAAACAAACCCTCCAGGGTCTGGCTGTGACTATCGGGTCTGAGGTACTCCCAGCAATTACCCCCTTTATTGATGAATTGACCACATGGCTCCAGAGTGGTGAGGGGAAACAGATGCTCAGTGAGTTTGTCACTGTGTTTAAGGATGATCTCCTCCCAGCCCTGGTGAACTTGGGAACCAGTGGACTTCCAGTCTTGTTAGACGTGGTAAAGGCAGTGGGGGACGTGATTAGCTGGTTTGCAAATCTCCCAGCACCTGTCCAAACAGCTTTGGGGGTGTTCACAGGGCTTATCGCTTTTCTGCCAAACCTGATTGGTATCTTTTCTTCAATCTCTGGGGTAGTTACCACGGTGGTTGGGCTGTTTGGAGCTGGTGGGGGCTTGGCTGGTGTCGGAGCCCTTCTTAGCGGAACTGTTCTCCCTGCCATTGGAGGTGCCATAGCATTTTTGGTAAGTAACCCCATTGGCTGGTTAATCCTGGCAATAGTGGCGGTGATTGCCATTATTGTTCTTTGGGGGGACGAGATTGCAGCTTTTGCGACAAAAGCCTGGGAGTGGATTAAGGAGTTTGTTACCAAGGCTGTTGAGTGGGTAGGAACCCTGGTGGAGGATGTGGGAGATTATCTCACAGCCATTTGGGATAGTGTTACCAATACCTTGGGGAAAGTTGCCACCTGGCTTAGTGACACGTTCAAGGGGGCTTGGGAGGGGATATCCAACGCCATTCAGGGGGTTATCGACTGGGTTGGGAACCTGATTAATAAATTTGCTGATTTTGTCATCCCTGACTGGTTGACCCCTGGTTCTCCAACACCCTTTGAACTTGGATTGAGAGGAATCAGTGACGCCATGAGACAGGCTTCAAAGACAGTCCTCCCCAAGTACACGGCTCAGTTATCCCTGGCAGGAATGTCCACTCCCGTCAACGGGAACTACAACTCAGCCAACGGAGATGTAGTACAGCTCCTGGGAGAGATCAATTCCAGGAAAGATCTCGATGCTGATGAACTCGCCCTGGCGATTCGAGATGCAATTCTTCAGGTGGTGTAGACATGGTTGCGCCTCCTCCTGATTTAGTCCCTATTCTGCCTCTACCTCACCCTGCTTATCCTTCTGCAGTGGATGTCGAGGTGAAGATTAACGGGGTCTGGGAATCTTTAACCGCTGATGTGGTGGATGACATTGTGGTCAAACGAGGGATTAAGGGGAGTGGTTACCTGGATCGAGTAGCCTCTACTGGAACCATGACCTTTGTCCTCAGGAATGACTCTGCCTGTTTGGGAGGGATTGCTGGGTTCTACATTCCCCAATATAACAATGCCAAGAATGGCTGGGGTTTAGGACTTTCTGTAAGACTCACGGTCACCTATGACGAGACCCCATTTGTGAAGTTTTACGGGCACATCACAGCCATTAAGACCAGTCCTGATATCTACACCCAGAGGGTGGAAGTAGTGGTTAGTGACTGGTTTGACTATGCAGCCAGTCACTCGATTAGGAATTTGCCCGTAGAGTTCAATAAAGATATTTCTGGAGCTGTGACTTCCATCCTATCCAAGATGCCAGTAGCTCCATTGAATACACAGTTCTCAACGGGTGTGGATACTTTCCCCACTGTGTTTGATGGGAATAATAAGTCCACCAAAGCTCTAAACGAGTTCAATAAACTAGCCCTGAGTGAGTATGGCTATGTCTACATGAGGACAGATCCATTACTGGGAGAGACTCTGGTAGTCGAGAATCGGAGAGACCGTTCAGCCACGTCAGTCCCAAATCAGGTGCCCCTAGCCTCTATCAGCTCAGATTTCCTGTGTGCTGAATCTGGAGATGGGCTCCTCACAGAAGACGATCTCGAGCTGCTTGTAAACCAGACCCAGCTACTGGCTCTGTCTTCCACAATGTATGAGACTGAAGTGCTATATGGGGATCGGCTGGTTAATAAGGTTACGGTTACGAACCACCCACGCAAGGTGGATACATCCCACGTGGTACTCTTTACTCTTTCCAACCCTGTTGAAGTGAAGGCAGGAGAGACCAAGCCCCTGGTGAGAACCAGCTACAAAGACCCTGATAATCTGGCTGAGTCAGTCAGTGGGATGGATATGCAGACCCCCGTAGCGACTACTGATTATCGGATGTATCAAAACAGTGATGGGACGGGGTTTGACCTTACACCCAGTCTATCTGTGACGGTGACGTTTTATAACAACGAGTTCACCTACGTCTTTCAGAACATGGGTCTAACTACTGGCTGGGTTACCTTCTTCCAGGTAAGGGGGAAGGGTGTCTACACCTATGAGGAACTTGAGTATGAAGCAGAAGACCCAGCTTCAGCAGCTCTGTTAGGGGATCGGGAACTCCATATCGATCAAAAGTATCAAAACGATATCTATACATCTGCAGCTGTGGCTGAGTTGATCTTGGCACAAAGCAGTATTCCCACCCGTGATGTGTCCTCGGTCAAAATTCTTGCCAATATTGATGAATCCATGCTCTATTCCTTCCTTACCGTGGATATCGGGAGTCTGATTCTGCTATTTGACCAGCCCAACTATCTGAACAGCTACTACTATGTCCAGAATATTGAGTTCACAATCAAGCAGGGTGGAATCATTTGGGCTGAAATCGGCGTGAAAGAAGCCATTTCCCTGACAGAAGCCTATTGGATGCTTGGCTCAGCTGGGTTCAGTGAGTTGGGAAGTACAACAATCGTGGGGTATTAAAGATGTGCAAGAAGTTGCGCCAATGGATTTTTCACGTGAAAAGATGGATTCTTGGGAAGTCCAAGCTGGGGAAAAATACGGTTATTTAGGAGGTACTTGATGGCAAAAACGAACTACAAAACCTGGGTTACAAGTGAACTGGTTACAGCAGCCATGCTGAATGAGCAAATTCGGGACAATGGAAACGAGATTTGGAAGGGTATTGCCAATGGTGACCTGGACTTCTACACCTCAGCAACCACCAAAACCCGTCTCCCTATCGGGGCTGAGGGAACATTGTTATCGGTGACAAGCGGGGTTCCTGCATGGAAGTCCCTGCTCTACAAAAGACAGGGGGGAAGTTCCGCTCAATGGTCAACCCCTGGAACCAACAACTACACCCCAACAACAGCAAAGATTCAAGCGGGGGTAGTCACAATCTCGGTGAGTGGTGCCAACCAGGGTAGTGTGACCGTGACCTATCCTGAAGCATTTACGGATAGACCGATTGTGATTGTCTCGAGATCAATTAACTCGGGTGTGGTTTATACGGACTTTGGCACCTCTGGACACACAGCCTCTGGATTTACGGTCACAGCCAAGTTCTCAACTACCGTTACAACGGCTGTTGATGTTCAGTGGTTGGCGATTGGGTACTAGGAGGGTTTATGGGAACCAAGAAGATCACCCAACTCACTGAGGCTACATCTGCAGCCCTTACAGACTTATTCCCCCTGGTCACTGGGAATCCCTCAGTACCACTTACTCAAAAGATATCAGCCAGTAACCTATTCAACTCCATTCTTCAGAATGAGACGGGCTGGATCCCTGATGGTGATACTTGGGTCTATAACTCAGCCACTGCTTTTAAGATTACGGGGAAGAATGTCGTTGCTCGGTTCACAGTGGGGACAAAAATCAAACTCACCCAGACAACCGTGAAATACTTTTATGTGGTTGCAGCTGCGATGTCGGGCTCTG